TATATGTGGTTGTAATCTTTCAATCGGGAGGTTGCTTTCTTTAAAAATATTCCATAAATTATCGGACACGCTGCCATAGCCGTCTGCCCGCCCAATCATGGTGGCATCAACCCATTTAATCATTTATTTTAACCAAGTTTTTTCTTTCAATATATTCTTCCACGCTAATAATTTTATCAGAATATTCAAGTTTATATGAGTCTAAACGGGTTAAAGAATTTTTGTCTTCAATCCGAGACAATCTTACTGCATACCAACTGTTCTCTTTCAGCTTACTTTTGACATTTTTTAAAACATTTGCGAAGATAACTATCTTGAAAAATTGTCTACCATCCCAGCAATAAACACTTGCCATCTCTTTATTTTTGGATGTAGTAAATATTCTTATATTAAAAATATACATCAATGTTTTGGGGTCTGTAACAAACCCGATGTCATGCTGATAGAGCCAAGAATATTCGTGGTTTTCACCCTTTTTCTTCAACATCATAATATTCCAAAGTTTTGAGTCTTGGGCTTCGTACACATCGCAATAAGCATGCAATGTTCTGTCTCCAATTAAGCAATACAGGTAATCTCTCTGAGCGACTTCGGTGTTTCTTTCGCCAAAAACTGTGCAGGACCCGGAGTGATCTTCAAATTCTATTCTAAGATAATTATTTGCTTTTTTGGTAGATCGCACCACCGCTTTAATCAAAGTTAAATCAGAATTAATTTCATGAAAATCTGCGGCATTTTCTACAAATTCATCTATTTCGGTAACATGCTCACTTGATTTAATTGGGAAACCAAGAATCGGCAAGAAATATTTTGAATGGTCATACTGAGAAACATGACCAATTGATGCAAACGCCCCAATTTTTTCTAAATTTTCTCTTAGCGGAGCTTTAACAGATGATTTACTACATTTATTGGTAAATTCTTCAAAAGAATTAAATGGTCTTTTACTAAAAATCTCGCTAATGGCAGCAGCGCCACATGTGGCAATATTGGTTAATCCAAATCTAATCCCAAGCGGCTCGTCATCTGTTGAAATAGAGAAAAATTCTTCAGATTTATTGATATCGGGGGGATAAATGGTTAGCCCAAGCCTTTGGGCTTCCATCAAATACGCAGTAATTTTATCATTTGCAGATTCGTTAAACAACAATGCCAACATAAACTCAAGTGGGTAGTTAATTTTCAACCACATGGTTTGATATGACAACATTGAGTAGGCAACAGCATGAGATTTGTTAAACATATATAAAGCCGACATTTCAAACTCGGACCAAATTTTTTCCGATTGTGCAGCGGTCAGATATTTGTTGTTAACAAATTTGTTTTTATATTTGTCAAACTCGGCAACATCTCTTTTCTTGCCAATGATCTTTCTTAACGAATCGGCTTCGGCCCAAGTAAAATCAGCCAACAAAACAGCCATTTGCATCAACTGTTCTTGAAAAATAACAGTGCCATAAGTTTCTTCAAGGATTGGTTTAACAATTTCATTAGGATATTTAGGCTTGGTTAACCCTTTTTTGCAGTCAATATACCTTGCACCTTGAGAAAGCAAAGCGCCAGGTCTAACCAAAGCATTTGACACAACCAAATCATTAAAATTAGTAATACCCATGCGTTCAATAAGATTGCGATACGCGGCGGCATCCGTCTGGAACACGCCGACTGTATTGCCATCGTTAAAGCTTTTAAAAACCTTGGGATCATCCAGCCCCAGAGAAGCCTGCTTTACATTGGCTCCATAACGCTTGGAGATGATTTCTAAGCAATCTTTAATCACAGATACGGTCTTTAGACCCAAAATGTCAATTTTAATAAGTCCGACAGCCTCCGCATCAACCATGTCAAAAGCCGAAACCATTGTGCGCTCGGAACCTTGAGAATCCTTTCGGGATTCAACAGGGCAAACCTCGTTAAGTGGCAAAGCCGAAACAACCATGCCAGCAGCATGCACCCCCGCATTGCGAATACGGTCTTGAAGGCGTTCGGCAACATTGGTGATCTCGGGGTATTTTTTGGTAAAAATCTTGCCTTTATCTGTCTTTTTTAACTCGTCAATTGTTTCAAAAAACGGGGTAATTGCGTTGATTTCGGCAAAAGGAACTTGTAGCACTCGGGCAACATCTTTTACGGCAGACTTTGGTTTAAACTCGCCATATGTTGAAATCGCAGCAACCTTATCCTCACCCCAGCGTTTTGCCAAATATTCACGAACCTCATCTCGGCGCTTATCTTCAAAATCCAAATCAATGTCTGGATAATCATTTCGTTCAGGATTTATAAAACGAGCAAACAAAAGGTTATATTTTATCGGGTCAACCTCTGTAATTTCAAGCAAAAACGCCAACAAACTGCCGCCAACCGAACCCCGGCCAGTGCCGCGACCAATATTGTTGTAATCAGCCCACTTGACCAAATCCCAAACAATCAAAAAATAATCGGCAAACCCAAGTTGTTTAATAATACCAATCTCTTCAGACAACCTGGCTTTATACTCATCACCCAGACCAAGGCTGCTCAACTTAAATTGGCATATCTCCTCCAAATATTCGTTGGAGTCCAAATTTTTGAGATACTTTGGAAGTAAGTTTTTATGTTTGTGTATACGAGCGGTACACTTCTCCGCAACTTCCAAAGTATTTTCTAATATATCAATTCTATCATATCCAGAATCCCTAAACCACGAAGCCACATCATCAGCGCAAGCCACATAGGGATTAATCTTGTCAAACCGAAGATTCCTGTTAGGATACATATTATTAATTTTCGCCACCAAATCCAAGGACATATCACTAGCAATGCCGGCATGGTCCTTTGCGTGTCGCTGATCCGCTGGAGACAGCCCAGGGAACTGGGATATCATCAATAGGATTTCTTCACATCCTTTATCTTTATGTGTAGGGAAATGGCAATCTGCTGTCGCCACAACCTTTCTCCCAAAAGTTTTTGCCAAATCAAAAATACCATCGTTAAGTTCTTTTGGATTCCACGCCTGAACTTCGTAGTAAAAATCATCTTTAAATATATCAATGAACTGTTTAGAAAGTTCCTCAGCTCTTGCGGTATTGCCAGAAATTATGGCTTTAGAAATTGCACTAGCCATGCAGCCCGATAAAGCAATAATGTCGTTGTCAACTAAATCTTTTAATAATTCAAAATCCATTCTTGGCTTATAATAAAAATTGTTATTCCAAGCAATTTCGTTAATCTTAAATAATTTTTTAAGACCGTCATCATTTTTAGCCAACAAAATTAAATGAAATCTTTCCGATTTATCTTTAGCGTCGGCGCTTACCGATGGTACAAAATACGATTCTATCCCGAATAGTGGTTTAACTTTATGTTTATGGCAAGCGTTTTGGAATTTGAGTACGCCCCCCATTGTCCCGTGATCAGTAATTGCAGCAGCAATTTGCCCATTAGTGCTTGTAATTTTTGCTATTTCATCAGGAGTAGACATGCCATCCAGCAATGAATACTCTGAGTGGCAGTGTAAGTGTACAAAATCAGTCACTTATTGCTCAAATCTAATGTCGTATAATGAATCAACGCTATCCATAGTTTTCCAATGAGTTTTATTATACCAAGATTTACGCAAATAACACTTAAAGCCGGCCTTTTCTATCTTCTTAATTTCACTAGGATTATTTTCAATTACAAAAACAGGATTGATACTGCTAATGACATCTAACTTTTTACCAAAATTGCAATAGTGAATTTTATTATATCCGATACTCCACTCATCCAGCCAAGAATCGGTGATCTGTTTAATTTCTTCTTTTCTTGTTGAGATAATGTGTATGTCTATATTTTTACTAAACCACTCATTGCATTTATACCAAGAATCTTCAAATGGTTTTAAATTTTTCCAAAAAATTTTTTTAGAAAATAAATGCAAAGCTTCTTTGTCTTTAGTATTTGTTGTAATCCATTTTGAATAGTCCAAACTAATGCCGCAATCATAGTGCAGATATTCGGATACCGAAGTGTCTATATCCGCTATCACACCGTCTAGGTTCAATACAATGTTTTTATTCATAGTGGGTGTAATGGGATTTGAACCCATACTTTGCTGATTTTAAGTCAACTGCCTCTGCCGTTGGGCTATACACCCTAACCAAGAGATTAAACTCTTAAGTTATTTTTACCAGCTGTCTTTAACTTCGCCTGTAGTCAAAAACGCTTGCTGTTGCTCGTATGGCAACATTTTATATACCGAATCAAGTTGATGATATGGCATATTTTTAATTTCTTGAGTCTCTGGAGATGGCTCAAGAGGGATCAGGCTATAATTCGTATCCGAAGCGCCAGTACCGGTTCTTGAATATTTATAGTATCTATCAGTAATAGAACCAAATTCTTTTGCGTATTCAAGCAAAGTAAGCCCGATATGACGTTGATTAAATGTTGTATCCAAAACTCTTGGTTCCCAAACTCCTGGTTCTATCTCAACAGCAATGTTAAGAAGAAGGTGCGGTTTTGGTCTCCACGCTTTATCAACAACAGATTGTTCAGTTGCCCAGCAACGGTAATTAAATTTTTCCATACCGGCTGTTGAAGCAACTTTCCACTTCCAATTGATTGTTGAAGTAACAACTGGAACTGTGATGCCTGTGCCAACTTCGGGGTTGTAATTTTTTGAATCTTCAGTCAACTCTTGGCGGAATCTAATCTTGTAAGATTGCCCAGCGTTAACAGTGAAGAATTTCTTTGCCCCACCTTTTGGTCCTTTCTCTACTACTGCCTTTTCAAGGTCTTTTAATGTTTTAATTGATGTAAATGACATAATGTCTCCTTATATAATATGTTTTGCGAATTTTATCGCGTTTTGTATTTGTTCTGTATTCATTTCGCCAGGATCTTTCAATCCTTTTGAAACTTCTGCTACGGAAATATTCTTTCCTAAGCATTGCTCTATGATACCATCCCTCATGGCTTCTCCAGCCATATCATTGTCAGAAAAAATAATAATTTTGTCAAAATATTTTTTTAACAAAATTATCTGACTTTTAGGGATTGCGGCACCAAGACTTGCTACGACATTATTGAACCCTGCTTGATGTACAAACATTGCATCAATACTGCCTTCAACTATTATAACATCACCGTGTACTTTTGCGTTTTGCAAATTAAACAAATAATCAGCGCGCCTAAACCCCTTGTTATATAAATACCGAGGCTGTTGGCTATCCAATGTTGCTCTACCGATAAAACCAACAAGTTCGTAAGACGCAGACCTAACAGGAATTACAACTCTATTTTTTTCTTTTGAATACCCTACTTCAAAATACTTTAATGTATCAAGAGATAACCCTCTCTCAATCAAAGTATCAAGAAGATATGCATCTTTATCATAATCTATAGCAATAGAATCAATATTTAATGAGTTATCAATTACATATTCATTTTTATATTGATTTAATTCTTTATCTAAATTATACGGATCTATAGAATAATTTTTGCCAAAAGATTTGCCAGTTATTTCGTAATACAGTTGCCTAAAATTACCTTTCTTGGCACAAGATGGATTAAAGCACTGCCATAGACCAGTTTTGATATTGATATACATTGCAGCACTATTGCTATTTTTGTGAAATGGACAAAAAACATTAATTTCTTCGCCAGTGTTTGAGCTTATGTATATATTGTGGTTAAGGAATAAATCCTTGATTTCTTTTTCAAGATTCATAGAAAACTATAGAAAATGTATAATCCTGAGTATCTTTATTATAATCAGTAATTAATTTAGTTTTTCCAGTATAGCCGTATTTAGCCCTTGCTTCATCTTCAATCCATGGTCTTATCTTGTTTATTGTTTCAACATCAATAGCTTGACCAGTAATTTTATTATCCATTAGATATCCCACTCCTCTTGCCATTTTCCAGTTTCTAAATTCCATCTTAAGTAAAATCCAAATTGCGTTGCTCTTCTAACTTTTCTTGACACCACCTGGAACAAATCTGAATTTGGCTCTCTATGGATCGCCAAAACCAAATCTGCATCATAAGCTAACTGTTTACTCCAGGCAACTTCCTCAAGCTCTGGTGGGCGCTCTGAATGCCCTTCAGACATTGTTACCGCAGCAACATCAATAATTGGTATTGAGTTTCTTACGGCAATTCTCTTAAAAGCCTTAGACAAATTTTTAGCCTTTTCGGTTTCTGTTTTAGAACCAGAACTGTCGTCAAAAAGACCATGGTAATCAAGAATTACCATATCTGGATGATACTGGTCAATCTTGGCTTGCACCATGCTCTGATCGGCTGTTTCAATTCCCTCGGAAGTAACTAAGTGTATTGATTGTTTTCCGTTAAATGTAGCGTTAGCCCATTTTTCATAGGTGTCAACAATACCGGCATTTGCTTTTATTAAATCGCTGTTGGTGAAATAACCTTCGCCATTGTTAAGCAGAGTATCTAAGCGTTGGCCTTCCTGTTGCTTATTCATCTCTAACGAAATAATCATTGGTCTATACCCCGCTTTCCAGGCATTAACTGCAAACAATCTTGCAATAAATGATTTGCCAACCCCAGTCCAGCCCAGCAGAACAACAAAATCACCTGGTTGCCAACCGCCAAAAACTTTATCTATGACCTTAACACCACTTGGTATGCCTTGAATTTCTTTGTGGTTTTTGGATCTCTCAACTAAATCATCAAATCTCTCTCTCCAGTCACCAACCAAATCTGTATCTTTTAGGCTTGAAGCAAATTTGTAAACCTTTGATGTTTCTTCCATCAAATAAGAAAGAGCTTCTCTTGGTCCGAATTCAGTTATTAAACTGTGAGCTTTGGAAACAATACTTCTAGTCTGAAAAGACAGCGATTCTTTTTTGGCTTCATCTATATAATACTCAACAGGCTCTGGCGTTGAGATAAATTCAAAATCCGGATAGTGCTGCTTAATGGTTTCTTTAGATGGTACTTTCTTATGTGTACCGTAATGATTTACAACAAAATTCCAAATGTCCCTGTATTCTTTAAACACATTTTCAACACCGCCATTAACAGCTGACACATAATTATTGGTATCAACAATGCTGTTAATTAATCTAATTTCGTAATTCACTCTTGCTCCATTCGCAATTTTGTTTGTTTAACTACATCTTTAAATTTTTCATTTGATTTACTGTCAAACTGGATTCTGTCAACATAAGTTTTAGATTGAACAGCAAAATCAAATACTAAAAATGGTCCACTGTTTGATTTAATAAAAGAATCGCAAGCTTTTAACAAACTTTCATTATTATAAAATTTTGCTAGAGCATCCGCCACAGCTTCCTGACGAGGGGAATCTGGAATAAATAACTTATTTCGCTTCTCGCAACACTCTTTGAAGTGTTTTATTAGATCTTGACCAGTTAGATTCATCTTCGCTACCTGCTTCTTTCCAAGTTATAAGTTTATAATCGTATTCAGAGATACCGGCATTAACTCCATAAAACCCATCAGATAAAGCATTGGTAATACATTCTAGCCTTACTGTGCATTTTTTACACACAGATTTGGCATATTGAATATCATCAATATTATATGAAAACCATTTTTTGTTATTTTTATCGTTTGAGCAGAGAGCCTTGTCTCTCCAATTTTTTTTCATTATTGCTTTTCGGCATCAAGTTCTTGCAATTTTGCTTCAATTTGAGCATCAACAGATTGCCATAATTTTTTCCATGCATCTTCGTCTTCAATTGCCAAGCAAGTAATTTTTGCTCCAGCATCAAGACGCAGCGATTCGTAATTACCTAGATTTTTGGTAATACCGATTGAAGCCCATACTTCAACGGTGCTTTCATTTGGTTTAGCCATATTATTTTCTCCTCATTTTAACTTGTTGTTCAATGGATATTATTCTTTGTTTTATTGTTTTATTATTCACAGGCCTTCCTGGGGAACGCCTAGAAAAAAAGGATACCATATCGTGAACATCCTGTGTGTCATAGTATCTCCAATTTTTATAACTTGCACTGGTGTCGCTAAATTTTTTACTTTGCGGAATTAAATTTTTCTTTTCATACTTCCGAATAGTGTCAGGTCTTTTATTCACAATTTTAGATATTTCACCAATAGTGTATATTCTGTGCAATATTAGATCGGACTGTTCCAAAGGCATATTTATTTTTTCAGAACTTGATAATTTAATTATTAAAATTTTGTTTTGAGATTTAAAAATTTTTAAAATTTTAACAATATCATTACCAAATTTATAAAATTTGTTAACAATTATTTTATTAGTAATCATATGCTTTTATTTTTTTGTTTAGAAAAATTTTGCGATGGAATTAAACTACAAATTTCTTTAAAATTAAGAGCTTTTAGTATTCGGTTAAGTTTTTTTAATTCTATATCAGAACTGTGAGAGCATTTAATGCATGTTATATCAACCCAATGCCTTTGCATAGCATAGTATGGATCTCCAACATATTTCATTCCCCCACATTTTACGCACCGAAAATTGTTTAGAATTTTAATTTTCATTTTGCAAAATACTCTTTGTTATTATAAATTGCCCATCCATTATATATTGGCGTAACTTCATAAAGAAATTTATGCTGTCCTGTCGTTTCATATGTAACAACACCGACACCCTGTTGCCAATTTTCGTATCTAACAAGCGGTCTGCCATCAAGGTCTACACCGCCCTTAGTGGAAGGAACCGCCCCGTCAATCCTAGCCAAACAGCCAGGAGATGCCGCCATTGTTGTACGAGCGCCATCAAAATCTTCACGAGTTTTAAAAGCGGTTTCAATCCGATGTATATGACCATAAATCACACTGGTTTTTTCACTGTTTAAATAAACATTGGCAGTGGAGCCGGATGATTTAACCCTATCTCCATGAATAACTCTGAGTCTTTCATTAATCCAAAAATCCGAAGCCGGATATCCAGGTCTGTATTCAACCCCAAACTCATCCATGCGAACCAAATATGGCACTGTAAGAACCGGCCAAGTATTCGGCATATTGCCTTTACGAATTCCATACGCAGCGGCTGCGTTTAGCAATAAGTATTTTGGCATCCTTTCTTCATGGTTGCCAGCAAGCCATACTATTTTGGCTGATGGTGAAGCATCTCTTAATTGTGCGCAAAATGTTGTTGCCCGATCAATTGCAGCCTGCATTGTTTGCTGATATGCCGGAGTAGTAATGTATTTCCCCAATGTGGGGAAATCCAGATTGTCGCCAACACAAACAATTGAAGCGGGTCTTAAATCACGCACAATTGAAAGCATAATTTCAATTGCTTTTTCATCGTGGGTTGGCTCCAGCTTGCCATCACGACCCCTGTAGTAGCCAATTTGTGCGTCTGGCACAATTACACATTTTTTATATTTTTCAACTTTTCTAATTACAATTCTTTGTTTTGGAAGACGAATTGGTGGTCCTTGTTTGATCACCGGCCACTGAGGGCCACGAGATTCTCTGCGAACCCTGCACACTCCGTCTTTATCAAGCGTCTTGCGACAACTGCTGTCGGCATATCTTTGATTTGCTGTTTTTGGTTCAAATTGATGTGTACACCCCACACCTTCACATTGTTTCATACATCTCCTTAGGATAGATACCCCTATCATACATTATCCTTAGGGCAAATCCTCTTTATTTTGAAAATTTTTATTTTTTTCTTTCAAATTATCTCTTATCTGTTTATTGCGTTTTTTCATACTTTGTCGCATTTTTTCTCTATGCTCAGCAGTCGGTTTCCTGCCCTCCCTATGAAGCGCACTATGTTCCGAATGGGTGCATAAAAAAAGATTGTTCAAGCGATTGTCGCTTTTAATTTCATTTATATGATGCACCGTTTCCCATGGCTGAACATGCCTTCCTAAATATTTTTCAAGCACGGCTCTATGCTCGTAGACATAACCTTTAATATTAAACGGGTGTTCTTGATCTAAAATGCGAACATATCCTTTGTCATCAACATATTTGCCACCCCCGTAATTTGGATTATTTTCTCCAGAAATAGACCTTAATGCCCAATTAACATCTTCCCTTTTAGATGCTAAAATTCTTCTTGTCATTATGAACCAGAGCCAATGTCCTCAACATATAATTGTAATTTTTTAGCAGGGGTTGGACCAACACTAATTTGCGGTGCATTTGTTGCCCCAGAAACAAAAGTTCTTTTAACAACAACAGAAAAAGATTGCTGAGAAAGCCCGCCCCCGCTTTGAGCCACAATAGAATAAACCCCAGCACCAACAGTCGTTGGCTGACTTTTATAACTTTGTTGACTAGCCGTAATGTTTGCATTACTGTTAACATCATAAAATATATGCGGGGGCAAAGCCATATCCCATTGCATTAATGGACTTGCCGCATCAAATCCAGATGCTACTTGAAATAGTTTTAAACTTAATATTGCATCCTCGGCACCTTTAGCCGCAATTTCAAATCCAGGGAATACGCATGTAACACGAAAATACCGATCTGCTGGAATTGAAATTCTTTGATCAGTTCCACCGCCAGGATTTGTTAACTGAATAACTAATGAATTTGTTGTAGTAACATTGGCAACAGCCGGGGCAGTTGTTGACTGAATCAATTGAATAATACCGTTAGGTTTTCTATCGTTAGCATCCCTAATTTGCTCCATATTCATAGACATTTGGGCAAGCCTTTCTCCGGTTATAGGGGTGCCATCAGACCAAGACACAAAAGAATAATTTTCGTAAGCCATATGTTATTTCCTCTTTTTTATTTTCCACCACGTGCTATATCTTATCTCCACCATTATACCTTATTTTAAACTATTCTGCCCATTTAGATTGATGTATCTGACCCGTTCTAAAATCCAATCCAGCAAATTGCTCATACTCCTCTAGGGTTCTTACAGCGCCCAATGCATCATCGCCAATTCTTCTTTCTGTAAAAATTGATTTATATTCTATTTTTGAAACGGCCTCCATTTGATCCCAGATTGAAGAAAAATCTTCCCACACATGATATCTTCTTATCATCTTAACCCTTTGTCCCCCGGCATACAGGTGAGAAACTAATTTTTCTGGGGGGACAACTAAATCAAAGCCGTGAGTAAAAGCTCTTGCTGCTATCAGTGGTTCTTCGCCCCAAAATGCAATTTTTTGATTTGGCTTTATCTGCGCAAAAGAACCAAATGTAAAAATACACCCCCCGGATACGCTATATGTATAAGCACAATATGCATCTACGGGATAGGCTGTATTGAGGGGTATTAATGTTTTTGTAAATTGTTGTGTATTTTGGACAAATAAAATTCTTGTTGTATAATAATCTGATTCTATTTCAGATACACCGTCATCTGCATACCAATACGAACACGGATATGCGGTCATTAAAGGTTTTTTAATTCCAAAATTAATAAAATTATTTATCATTTTAATTGCTTTTAAATCCCAATTTTTTACAAATCTCATATGTGCATCAATTTGAAAATAATAATCTTCATTATTATAAAATTCATTAGCTATATATCTTGATTTTTGTAAACCAATATTATTTGGAGCAATGCTATTGGCACAATCCATTGTTACCCAATCAGGATAAAATTTATTTATTACAATTTCAGAATCAAAAAATAAACATTGATGAATGCCAAAATGTAATTTATTTTCACCGCTTGCGTTATTTACGGCACTAGCAATGGTTTTATTTAATTCAAAATCCCTATACGATGGAATTTGAATAAAAATTGATGACATTGATCAAAATTACCATTTTTTTAATGGGCAAAACGCAGCCTCTAATTTAGTTTTTAAAGGCATAAAACAACCACACTGTTTACATTGTTTTGTTAAATCAATTAACTCTGGGCACTCAAGACATATTTTGTATCTTGCATCGCTGATTTCCTCCGATTTAACATGTTTATGGGGATCCAATATATCCCAGGGTCTGACATCCCCAATTTTTTCTTTATACTGCTCCCATCGTGATTTAACACTCATGCGACAACATTTCCCATGCTATCAATTCTTTTTTGAACACCATCTATTAATTGCATTATAAAAAATCCGTTTTCATCATGACTCCATCCAGTGTTTACTAGTGAATGTTTTTCAATCAAAACTGCAAGCGGAGCACTTAAAAGTACTGCTGTAAACAAATCATCAACAATCATTTCTGTAATAGCGCCATTTACATTTGCTATGACAATTTCTGTTTCCACACCATCAATAGATTCAATTCTAGATGTGTATGTTGGGTTAGCGAGAAAAATATTATCCCCAATAGAAGGGGAAAATCCTTGAGCAAATACCACCTCATTATCTATCACAAATGCAATTGGAGTAACTGCATGAGCAACTGGGGGACCAGAAATGCCATCATATGAACCATCTCGCTGTGGTGAATACAAAATATCTGCTGTTTTTAAAATCATAATTTGTTTCTCCTATTTATATTATCATCATATCGTGCAGTTCAAGGCACCAGGCGGATTAGCGCACTGACCGGGGTTATTGCAACCATAGAAACCAAGATTACCAGGGCTGCAAATTCTGCCGTTGAACCCTGGAGCCGGGGTGGTCGTAGTAGTCGTAGTAGTCGTAGTGGTCGTAGTTGTATCGCCCCCACCGCCTCCACCGCCGCCACCACCACCACCGCCACCGCCCTGGCCGGGGGGAGGGCAAGAACAGCCCAGAAACAAATCGTAATTTCCACAGCCTGCTTTGGTATAAAGTTGCCATTGTTGCACACAATTTGAATTATCACAAGGAGGGGCGCCTGGATAGTCCCAAGCTCTATTTTCAACACCACCAGAAGCTGTCCAGCCATTTCCTGGCGGGGTGAGGCACGGACCTGCGGTAGTGGTAGTAGTGGTGGTAGTAGTGGTGGTAGCGCCAGAACTAGTAGTAGTTGTAGTTGCATTGGTGCTTAAACTAGTATTGCACTGCATTAGGCAGTAAGAAATACCATCTACAATTGCAAACAAAACATTGTTGTCATCTTTAAAAAATTCCCATTGCTGCTCGCTGTGGTACTGATATACAACCCCGCGTGAAATTAACTTAGTTTTATTTTGTGTAGGCTGATTGTTGCTTGCGTCTACTAGGGCAACCCGAACAAAAGCTTCACCTTCCTCACCACCAGTAGCAACAACCTCGCCTACAAGTGAAGTTCCTGCCTGAGCCTCACCTCTAACTTGCATTCCGGCATAACCATCACTTTCCGGAAATTCACCAAGCACCATATCGCCAGAAAAATTACCACCAGTGACAAGGCTATCTCCAGAAATTGTCCATCCAGCAATCTGCCCAGCTGTTGCAGTAACCGTTCCTGTTAATGCCAAATTTGTGCCGTCATAAACCATAAGATTATCAGGAGCACCAACCGAAAATGTCCCATTAGAATTCCAAAAATTGTAGGCATTTATAGAAATTGAATTAGCAACAATTGTTCCCCTAATTACAGCAATATCAAATTCAGCAAAACCGTTACCATGAATAGCCCACCCAGAAGTATTGGCAACGTAATTATTACTTCTTATTATGTTATTAACTAAAACAATATTGGCTGCCAATTGATCTGCCGTTATAGTGTTTGAAACAATACTAATAGCATGTAAACTGTTTGGAGCCAGACGAATACCGGTGGGTCCAAGTACGGTTTCGGTAACAACACTCGCAATTACATTTTTTAAAGCATCAAAATTTGCTTGCTGACGAATCAGCCTAGAGCCCGCCCCAACAAAACCCACTGTCCAGTCATAAAGGGAGTATTCATCTGTGTCTATAAGAGCGGAAGATATGCCATCATGGTTATGACCGCCGTTGTAAAATACAATTGAGCTCTCGGATATACCGCTGGAGCCTCGTACCCTTGTCATTAAACAACCTTCCTTGCAACAATGCTTTGCGATGGGCTATCGGAAAACACACAATCTGTGCTGATAACCCAATATTCTCCATTAATTATATCAAAAGAATCCATTGAAGATATTTTTATTCGATCTCCAAGTTGAATTCTTGGATTAGGCAATATATTTAAATTTATAACCGGAACTGGTTCACTCATTTTGCTAATAATAAAATTTGCTATTTTTTGTGCTTTTTCTAAATTAGAAATAAATTCATTTTCTATAACTAATTCTTTAAGACCATATTTTCTAATATTATCGTCAAGCTTTGCAACTTTCTCAACTACTTCACCTTTAGCTTCAGTAACAACAACCGGGATGCCCGCAATTGACGCAAAAGCCTTAGTATTGCTGGCAACATCTTCTCCTTCAACATAAACTAACGAACCAGAAGTTGTTGCATTAGAAGCCGCAATAATTAATTTTGCCCCATAATGATTGGGTTCAAATTTAATAAGCTCTATTAATGGTGGTAATGGTTCAACCAAATTAGTTATAAACGGATTTTGCACTCGAAATGCAGGCGATTTATCAAACTTAATATCAAAACTAAGAACTTCTCGCACAAGAGCACTGTTAGAATGAGCCGCAGCAGCTGTGCCGAATTGTGCTCTTTCTGCCAACAAAAAAGCGTTGCTTGTTGTATTACTATATTTTATAATTTCATTATCTATTTTAAGATAGCCCGATTTGGGGAATGGGGGTTTATCCGTAGTACTTACTGGCAATGTATTGGATGTATTAGTAATATTGGATACGAGATTTACAGTCCCCAAAGAAGTGGGATCTTCAGCCCTCCACAAAGACTGTTTGGAAATTAAATTATTAGTTATGCCTGATACTTTTACAACAACCTTGTTTGTTTGCAACTGAACATTATAACTAGCATCAATAATATTTATTGTATCTGAAAAAATTTGTTGAACATTGGCGTGTTGATCTATTGTTGTTTCAAAAAGACGATAATAGTGCTCATATCTGGCTTTTTCATTTTCATCTATATACAGCCGACCAAGATCAGCGAGACTTATGCTATCAATTATGCTTTGAGCAGTAGTATCGTTCCCATATATAAACGGGAATACATCCGATGGTTGGATTTGAGTTTCAATATAATTATTTAAATTTTGTTCATCACTTAATGCGTTATTAAATATAACAAACTCATCAATTGTAAATTCACGAATTGTGGCTGGGGCTACTTCTGCACCAGAAGCGTAAGAAGCGCCACGACCACCAATACAAAGGTCTTTGTTGATATAAGAAATTGGAGTGCCCGACAGGGTAATCGTATTTGACAGCACACCATTTACATAATATTTTAAAATATTGCCTTTTAATGCAAAAGACATTAACGAGAAGGAAGAGTTTGAAAGCGCTGTATTAGATGAAATTACTTCAGTCCCCGATGATGTTATTATTTTTATTCCGTGCATTGAGGAATTGTAAAATAATTCAAACCCAGAATTTGGGGTGGAGTTATTCCAGTTACTAATAAACTCACCATTACCAGAGAAAGAATTTGCATTAAACTTAACATATGTAGAAATTGTAAAATCACCAGTATATGTGTGAGAATTGCTTTCAAAAATATTATAAGATATGTCGTAAGGTATTCTTAAATAAGAATTTGATGACAGAAGCAAACTCTTGTTGTCTGTATCGGAAACGACCCCTCCTGGTTGAGCCAGGGTGGGGTTTCCCACATATATTGCATTATTTCTCCTAGAAGCTCTTTCTATTTGATTCTGGTTGGGGACAACGGACCATTGACCAGTGCCAGAATTAAAAGAAAGATACGATTGGTTTGATTTGCTGCCAATTCTGTCCAAGGCGGCCATTGTTATTGTTTGATCAGAATAAACCCAATCAATACCGCTGCTATCATTTCGTTTTAATTGAATTTGAAAGGGCGCTCCTGTTTTAAGAGCACCAGTAAAAAATTCAATTCTTAATTCATACATTTTGCCAGCAGTTAAATTATAATTAGCGGATTCCAGAGTCACTGGTGAATTAGTGCCGGACTCAACCGAGTACCAGTCGTTGATAATCAATACTTTGTCCAAATAAACGCGAACACCACCCCGATTTATTAAAATCATTAAACTTTGATTCCCAGATATATCGGGAATATAGAACCCATCAAAAACACCGTTATAAAACTGCGTAACAGCACCGCCGGCATGTTTTGTAAAAGTACCGGCAGTGAAATTTAAGGCGACCGAATAAGCCTGGTTTTGTGTTGATATAGCACTTGATGTAGTTGTTAATGATGGGGTAAAATAGGCTTTAATATCCAAAGCTTTTTCCATAACAGTTAAATCTTTATCGTTGGCATCAAGAAGAATATCTTTAAGCCCAACTAAATCATTAGATGTAACCTCAACAAATCTTGCCCTTAATGAACTAGATATTGTTCTTGTTGCATTGTCTCTATCAACAATATTTTCATTAAAATTATAATGCAAAATAGCATTATTTCTTGTATAAGATTCTGATGGTTTTGATAAATAAAATATATCTTTTTCTGGAAAATTTGAATTCATTAAAATATTTTTAGTTGCTAAAGATATTGTAGAATCTTGAATAAAAAAACCTTTAGTAAAAGTTTTTTCATTTAAAAATTTGCTCCAATTCGTCAATGAAGCACTAACAACCATTGATGAAGAAGCGGCTTGCCATTCATCTATATAAAAAACACCATAAGGGACATATTCAAAAGTGTCAAAATGCACAGTTGCGTTAGCATTATGGCTTCTGGCTATTGAATCACCATAGCCTCTTTCAACAGCATTAAACAAAAATGGAGAATTTTTGGAGCAAAGAACATATTCTCTATTAATAGTATTTTTATCAATTGTTAATATAAAATTATTATCCCCACCCCCGTCTGGAAACCCAATTGTTGTTCCAACAGGAATTGTATTAGAGTTGGCATTAATAGAAGTTGTTAAAAAAGTTGATATCTCATAATCATCTGTTTTTTGAATTTGCCAACCGCCATATATAAAAAACTTTAAATCTTTTTTCATATATTTTCCAAACAAAGAATTTGAACTAAATATATTAAAATCTTTATTATTATTATTAAAACTAATAGATGCCGTTGATGATCCCCCGCCAGCAATTGGAAGGCTTGTTTCATGCACATCTCTTACTTTGGAAACATTTACATCAATTACATAATCAGTCATATCTACTTCATAGATAGGGCACACCTCTTGAACCCTGGCGTTATCTAATGGGTTTTTGGTGGTATATATAGTTACTAATATTTTATTGATAGCACTGTTAGAAATGCCTTGAAGGTAATGTGTAAAGTAATAATTATCTTCAGCTATCTCCCCATCTTGATCAAAAACTAATGTTGATGTGTTCACATAGGCTTTTACATTGTAAGATTTAATTTGTCCATAATGTTCCGATGTAATGATTTTAATTAAATTTACCGGCCTAGCTGTAAATAGATATGTTAATACAACAGGTGTTGAAAACTCGTAGCCGTTTCTGGTAGCGTGTAAATTGCTGGTACTTTTATAAGATGACCAGTATCCAAATTCAAAATTATCATCTAAGTCCAAAACATTTGTTTTAGAACTGCTCGATGTAGGTAAACAGTGCCAATTGCCATTTGCGGTAATTATATTTCCGTTAACATCTTTAGCCCCAGCAACAGCCCACGGAAACGATTCTCTTTCAATTCCGTTAATTGATTCATTTGGTGTAAAATAAAAATCTGCCCTTTTTAATTTATTAAACAATATTTCATTATCAGATAATGATCTTGATTCTGACAGCATTCCGTAGGCTTCATTAGTTATATCATTATTCGTAGGTATAACATAAGTAGCATTGCTTGATGCTATTTCGGTATTAGCGTCAACCTTATCAATATGGCGACTATCAAGCCAATGAACAATAACCATTGGTTTTATTTTTTGGGAAATAGCAGAAATTTTATCTACAAAAGTATTAGATATTGGTTTATTGTAAAGTCCGTAAGTTAGCATTAGACCTCGCTCAGAGTAATTGAGCAATCCCAATAGTAAGTATTGGAGCTAATATCCCTTCTAACCAGAGTTTCGTTATAATTTGTCACCAATACATTATAACTTGTTTGAGTATCAGGCGTCACCCCTGATGAATCCATATTGGTAATTTTAAGCACATGGTAATCGGGATCTCTGGCTATTGACACAATATAGTCCCTAGCCAACCTGTTATCAACCGTTTGTTCTTTACTATTCGGAAGGTATTGCCATGAAAGCACAAAGACATTCCTACTGGCTCTTGTAGTTGATTTATAATAACGACTTCTAGTGTTTTTAACATTAGTGTTCTCGATATAAATTGGCTCAATAGAGGATTCAATGATTCTGTTATGATTTGTTATAACCTTATTATCTATTGAAAGCAAAGTTCTGATCTGCTGCGTATCAAGTATTTCAACCCCGCCAACGGATGGGCGATATTTAATAATTCTTGGCGTTACAGTTAAATTGTTTATCAAACTGGTGCGAATAGTAATGAGTACTATCTTGCCAAGAACAGACAAATCAACATGGGCAGACATTGACGACGAAATCAAAGACACCCTTTGCAAAACCGTCGCAACACTCAAAGCGCCACTTAGTGCCGAATTTGCTTTTGCAGTTTTTATTATTTGAGAATCAGCAACATCTACATGCCCACTAATGCTTGATTGGGCATGAGCTTCTTTAAGCATTGAAACTTCCAGTGATGCCCCCGATCCCCCCACGGCACCATCCAGTTGACCAAACGCAATTTTTTTCATGTCTACAGAAATGCTAAGATTTGCAGAAATAGAAGTTGAAACATCTTGTCTTTCAAATACCGCTGTTAGAGATGTTGATAAAATGTTTTGAATTGAAACTTCTGCATATGCAATTTTTTCTGCATTTGCAGACAATTCAGAAGCACCGGACATTTCTGATTGCGCGTGCAAAATTTCTATTGCTTGAGCTGTTAAGGTAAGCGATGCTGAAAGAGAGGCGCTTATGGCTATTGCAGCATCTGCGGTATAAAAATCATAACCGCTACTTAAAGGCTCTGTTATGCTAAAGCGACTAAAATTTGTCATATTAAGCCTCAACCAAAGTTAAAGAGACATCGTAATAACTGCATTGTGTTGAAAAATCTCTTCTAATTAAAGTTTTAGAATAAGAATCAACATAGCATGTATACTCATCATATGAGCCATTAGGAACAGTCTGTATAGCAACCGTTACAGTTCCACGAATATTACCCAAAGTTTCTAAATAAATCTGCCCTTTACGATTATCAACAGTTTTTACTTGGAGGCTGGGTAGGTAAGACCAAGAGAAATTAAATTCTTTTTTATTATCCTTATAAAACCTTCTTTTATGACCACTTGCTAGGTCTATGTCGTTTACAGACAAAAGTTCAGTAGAATCAAATGTTCTATTGTGTTCAGTAATTTCATTTCCGTTAATCAATATTAGGTTGACAATAGACATTAGTTACCCCTATTTAAACCATTATAAGTTGAAATAACTCTGTTTTCCAGACCGGCTGCTTTTTGGTTTCTGGGTAAAATTTTTGTATTATACTCTTTCATCATTGATTTAAACCATTCTGGTTCCCCAACAAACGTATCAACATAAATGTTTACATTTTGCGTTGAAGAACTTGCTCCGCTCACAGCTTGCAACGATGGGCTGGGGATTCTCATAGACGGAATTTCCGGGACAGAGAACTTTGCTTTATTAAGTTGACTCAGAGCAGGTATGCCAATCTTCCTTACAGCCTCTGCATTTAGAACAAATTCACCACCATGCAGAGTTGCAGGAATTGGCATAGATGGAGCGCCGGGTACGAATCCGCCTTTTTTAAATTTAGGAATATCTCCGCCTCCAAAGCGCCCAAACTTGCCACGTTCCATTGCAATTAAAGCACCAATAAGATCATTTATTGCTTGTTTATTATTTAATAAATAACTTGGGAAAAACAACCCTTTCTCTATATCTCCCACATATTTAAATAATGCATCTGCATAATTTGCCGCTGGACCATCAAAAACCGTTCTTTGGAAAATACCTTGACGAACACCAGGAACTAATTCGTCACCCTTAAATGCTGAGCCAACCATTAACTCAGTTATGTATTGCTCTTTAAGATCAATTGATTTATCCCTCATAAGCTCTAAGACTTTAAATGGATTACCACCTTCTTCAGTTATGTATGCAAAGAAATTTTCCATCCAGCTGTTTCTTGAAAGTGTTGATACTAATTTACCTTGATGCCCTGTACCGGTGAAAGGCACACCTAATCTATGATGAATGTATTGAAGATATGATTCTGTTACAGAATCACCATAAGTGGTTCCCATCATTGATGATTCAAAACGTTGTGGTCTAAAATTTTTACCAGGGGCTAATTCATTCATTGCTGCAGCAATATCCTCTGGTGTATTTTTTACGACGCGAACACCAGACGCTGGAAGCTTTAACCCGCCCATACCAGCAGAAAAATATGTATCAACAGCCCCAAGGGTATGAAGGGTTCCAGGATTTGCACTAACTGCATTATTAAGAGTGCTAATTACAACATAGCCAGTTCCTTCATCAAGTCCCTCTCTAGCAATGTGACCACCAGCTCTATGATTTACAGCAAAATGAACTGTTTGCCTATTTATATTAGGATCATAAAAACCAGTTGGTTTTATAGTAACATTTCCAAGATTATCCATAATTGGCTTAAATGAAGTTTCGTGAACAAGCAATACTTGTTCCATTAATTCACTAACTGGTTTTGATTCGTAAAAATTAATTAAATCTTTAGTATTTCTTGTTCCCATTGGATTTACTGCATAATTGGTAGCATCAAGACCAGATACACCATCCCAATTGTGAATATTATCTAATAAACTACTACTGAGTTCTCTTTTATTTATGAACCCCACTCCTGCTATGCCATCTGGTGACATATATTTAATAATAGACCTTGGATATGTTCTCATCGCCTCCGCCAGATGAAATTTATTTACAGCCATAGCGTCATCTATAATTGATTTTCCAGATTTAGCAAAATTATTAATTTGTCTTCCAGCGATAAATCTTTGCAATAAATTTCCATGATACATTTGATAAAATAAAGCATCTGCAATAGTCGTATATTTGGGCAAATCTGGTCTTGCCATTGAAATAGAATCTAATAACTGATGGGGGGCTTTTATATATTGAAAATCAGAAACCTGATTAGTAAAAGGATTATTTAATCCAGCAAGGGCATTTGAAATCTCTGAATATCTTAAAATTGGTAAATGTCTATTTGCTCCAATAGTTGCATAAAGATATTGATCCGCTGCGTCCTTACCAGCTTTTGTTGCCATATCAAAACCAGATATAGCCGATGGTGCTTTAGGAATATTTGTAATACCTGGAAATAAATCCCCAATTTCTGGGGGATTGAATGCAATTTTTTCACCACTAGATAGTGTATAGTATGGAGTATCAAATCTCCCAACAATGGCTTTCTCAGCTTGCTCTCTTGATATCCCATATCCCCTTGTTCTTGCAATAGCGACAATTTCTTCTGGTGTTGTTGCACCAAGATAATCAGCAACTGGCCCAAGAGACATAGCGATTGATTTATCTGCTTGATCTTTAACCTCCCCTTTAACAGCAGTCATAATAATTTCTGGACCCTTTTCAATAGCTGGGGATGATCTAAAATTTGTAAGGTTTTTTATTCCTGCAAGCCTTAGTATTGCTGTTTCTTTTGCATTTTGAGCAATTTTTTGAATTGATCCTAATCCAACTTTTCCTTTTACTTTAGTAGCTTTTGAAAACAATTTACTAAATATTTTTGGAATAAAAGATTTTACATCATTATCAAATTCATCCCATATAGATTTAGAAGATCGTTTTGGTAAAATTGATTTTATTTTGTCTTTAATAGAGAACTTCCATGTATTTTGATTTTGCGCTAGTTTACTCAACGATTGCTCTGCTTTGCTTAAATTTAAATAAGGAAGTTGTTGAACATGTCTCATGTGTGGTCGTAAACCAAGAGCTTTACCAATACTATTTACCCAATCCTTATAATTACCTACCCGCTCTCCTTTTGGACTATTATGTATTTTTCCTAAATATTCAGCAATTTTTCTACTTAAAAGATCCATTGCCGTTTCAAATTTAGAAACCTCTTTTGATTGGGGGATGATTCTTGGGTCCGTAAAAAAATCCTTTTTTCGTCCCGATAAGGCGTCCGCAAAATTTTCCATAATACTACCAAATAGTACGTCGCCTTCTGCTGCGTGTTGGGCACGAGATTTCTCACCAGTTTTTAACCCCAACAGGTCATCAATATAATTATTCCAATAAATCATATCTTCAGGAGAAGACAAAAATTTTGGCATTATGCCGTCGGCCTGAAGTTTTGCTTTTGCCGCTAGTCTAGCAACATAAATTTGCTGGTTTCTATTTATTTGAGTTTTAAAACCCGAAATGAAATCTAATTCATCAAATAAATCCAAAACATTTCTGTCAATTCGCCCGGTTGCAACATCGTCTGCGCCCGGAGCATAATTGTACGGCAATGCTTTTATAAATTCAGGGGCGTTATTACGGTCAAGGGCTATCATGGGTCTAGGATTTTCAAAATTACTCTGATACCATCTTCTCGGTACACCTTTAAGACCATCTGCAAAAATAGTATCTCTAGTTAATACATGTTTAATTCTTTCAGTAAGTGTTGGATTTGCAGCATCAAGAGAATTAAGCCCAATATGTTGAACAAAATTCCTTGCACCTTGTTTAATTAACGGAGAGATTGCATCCTTTAAGCTAATAACTCCGCCAATTCCCATTTTTTCAGAAATTGCTGCGCTTGCAAAATTTCCTATTTTGCTCAAACCAGGTATTTTTATAGGAATAACAGTTGTTGCGACATTAAAAGCATCAACGAATCCAAATTTAGAACCGGGAGCAACGCCCTCTCTGTTTTGCAAAGGAATGTTTTTACCAAACATTGCTCCGATGTTTAAAGGCTTTCCGGTTTGAGCGTCTTGCCTTGCTATGTAGTTTGTAATCGGATTTGAAGATTTTTTAGTAAACGGAGACATGGCGGCATCGGTTACTGAGCCAACAATATTGTTAATTTCATTACCTAGTTTAATTACGCTGTTTCCAGCATCAACCAACCCCCATTTAAAAACCGATCCAAGTTCTTTTATTCCACCAGTTATTTTCTTGGTATCTGTGGAGAAAATATCCATAACACTTCGTCCAACAGGCTTGCCCTGCTTAGCAGCTTTATCGTAATCCAAACTTGACTTCTTATCAGTTTTGCTTAATTCTGCAAAAGTCATTGGTGATGCTGGATAAACTTTAGGCAGAGGCGCATTAGTTTTACCCAATATTGCCCTTTCCATCATGTCTGCGCTTTTACCCCGAAGAGCACTACCAGTTGGAACTTTTCCGACAGGTCCGCCTTTTTTAAAATACGGAATGCGATTATCATTCATTTTTGTTAAAGCACCAACACCAATTCTTTCAACAGCCTTAGCGTTAAGAACAAATTCACCACCGTGTAATATTGCTGGTATTGCGGTGTTAGGGGATCCGCCAGTATAGCCACCTTTTGCATAGCCCTTAACCGGAACCAGACCGCCAGCTGAAAATTGAAAAATTCCACCAATTCTTCCAGTGATGCCTCTAATTGTACTAAACACAGGGTTGTTAGTAACATTTTTACCAAACCAGCTCTTTATGTCATTCCATACATCTTTCAATCCAGTAAACAAGCCATCCCATGCGCCAGATAATTTTTCACCAATTTTCTTTACAAAACCACCAACATTTTCTGGCACTGTAACCGTAAACCAATTTGTTATATTGCCCCATGTATTTGATAAGCCTGTGGACAAACCTCGCCAAGCATCCTTGACTTTTTCGCCAATTTGATCTTTCAATCCACCTAGCCAAGGAAGCAATTGTTCAGTCCAAAAAGTTTTTATTTTCTCCCAAGCCGCTGTCATCATTCTACCCAGTGCAGTTGCTGCTAACAAATTCAAAGGACCAATTATTGCTATTGTTAACACCATCAGCAAGTTATCTTTTATAAAAGAACCCATTGAAGTACCAATTTTTATCATGATTTCTTTAAAAACTCTAGAAAGGGCTGGGACAGCAATTTTCACAATTTTGTCTTCAATTTTTTTTGCGTCAAAAGATTCATCAATCGCAGTATTCATTTGACGCTCCATGTTGTCCACAGAGCCACTTAATCTAGATCTTAATCTTTCATTAAATTCTTCAATTTGCCTTTCCATATTGTCGGCTGAACCGAAAGCATATGATGGTTTTTCAGGACGTGATTTTGGAGCACTTGGGTCTTCAAACTGGAACCCTGGTGTTGACTCAGACTTGGCACCAGCGCCAGCGCCTTTTTCTTCTTCACGAATTGTTTCAAGTGTAATTTTAATTGTAGCTAAATCTTGAAGTTCTTTTATAAGAGATTCAAATTTAGTTTTAAATTCACTAAATAGATCGCCCTTAAGCCCAGCGATTGTTCTCTTTATTCCGTTAATCATTGCATTTACAGCACGAATACCTGCTTGATCCCACATTGTGGTAATGGCTTCAGATGTTGTAGTGGTAGTCAACAAAGTCTTAATAGCATCCATTGTTGGAGTAACATATTGCGGAATTACGCTGGCGTTAAACGCCGATTTGAAAGCATCGGTGACTCCATTTGCCATATGATAAGCAGCGCCAAGAATTGATTTTGGATCTTTAACATTTGCAGTTGCTCCAAATTTTTGTGCAGCAATATCCACAAGTGTGCTGAGGTCTGTGTCAAATAATTTAATTGCTGAGTCTATAGATTTGGAAATAGCACTTGGTAGCTCATCCATAGAGCTACCAAATATGGTAGCCATTTTTTCTGAGAAATCAACCCCTATGCCGCCAAGATTTTTAAGTGATTTTTCAAATTCTTCTTTTGAAGCAAAACCCTTTTCTTTCAAAAGTTCAACTTGCTCATCAAATTGCTCTTCAAGAAGATCAAATTGCTTTTCAAGCTGTTCTTTCTGATTTGCTATGACAGCTTTTGCAATCTCTCTTTGCTCGGCTTGAAGATCTCTGTTATAACCTCTGTCAAGATCAAGCAATTCTTTATCGGCTGATTGTTTTGCTTTTCTTTCTTCCGCATCAAGCCTTCTTGCATCTTCATAACGACCTTCGTATATAGCAAGTTTTCTTTCACGGATATAATTTTCAACATCA